CCAGGACGTCAATCGCCTTGCCCGATATTTTACCCTTGCCATTAATCAGGTCACCGAAGAATTCGCAATCTTCAATCAAGACGCTATGGCTTGGGTGTATCGAACCAGCCATTTTTTGAATGCCGCAAGCGGGTGTTCCGAACCATTGATGTCCGAAGGTATTGTGGTGAACCCAGAAGCCGTCAACCTGGCCTTGCTGTGCCCCGCCAGTGTGGAATTCAATATTTATCCCGCCGAACGAGCTTCCGCCGCCTATTGTCAGAAGGGCGATTTCGCCATACTGACCCGAACTTCCCAATTCGAAGGCGGGTGTATCGCCGGTCGGGTGAATGGCCGGATAAGGAAGGTTTGGCAGGGCAACGCCCAGGATATGAACCTGGCGTTTGTTGACTACTATCGGCCAGGTTTCACCGGTCGCTTGCCAGTAGTCATGTATCAGGATATAGTCGTTTCGGCCAGCGACACATTTCCCCAGGGCCGCGGTAATAGTCAGAAGCGGATATTCATACGATAAGCCTGAATTGCTATCGTTCCCCGGGTATGCCGCTGAAGCTGTGTTTATGTGGTAAACATTACCGACCGCGCCCATAAGACCGCCTTCGATTTTATCGGCGACCAGGACGTCGAAGACGTGTCGGCCTCTCCATCTTACTGTCATTTCGATTTACCCCCTTTTCGATTATTCGATTTCGGGACCCCATTCATATTCCAGGGCCCCGATAAGGTTCCCTTGTTAGCTTATGACGTCAGCGAAGTAAACGCCCAGGTCAGAACCCGTTACCTTGAAGTCGAACGCGTGTTTGCCCTTTAGGAAGTCGCGGTCGCGGTCTTCCTGGACGGTCGGTATAACGTTCGTGGTCAAGCCGCTTCCGTCAATGTTCCAGGCGAAGGTATAACCAGCGGCGGGTTCGCGAAGGGCCGGTCGTTCGGGGACGTAAAGCATAAGCGCGTGTTTGCCCCAAACGAAAGCTTGAACTGCGGCCGCGGCCCCTTCCAGGGACGTTCGCCGGACGCATTTCCCGATAAGAAGCTTTTCAACGTCCAGCGCGGCGGCGACTTCGGCTTCCGTTAGAATGCCCCTTCCTGTGTATTTATACATATCAAGAAGAAGCGGGTGTCGGCGAAGCTGACTGAAGACCTGTTTCCCGACGACCAGGACATTCGGTTCCACGCCCGTATTCTGAAGGACGGTATCGCGATAAGTGTCTATGTCTTCGGGCGGGTCGCTGTTATCGTAGTCGTCCCAGGCGACAAAGTCCACCCCGACGGTCGGGTTCGTGTCCCATATCGTGCCGGCGAAAACGGCGGCGGCGATTTGGACTTCACGGTTAAGTAAGAATTGGTGAGCCAGCCATTCGGCCCCCGTGGTTTCCAGGTCAACGGCGACGTCCTGGTTCTTCTTATCTTCCCAGGGTATCGGATAACCCAGGTGATAAATGTCGCAGTAGAATTCGTCGGACGAAAGCTTCATTCGGCCTTCGGGGTAGGTATCCCCAGGCGTCCGAAGTTCGACCTGGTTCGTCAACCAGGAACCCTTGTCCCAAACGTAATACTTGTCGCTTTGCTTGTCCACGTCAACAAGTGGTAAGACCTGGTCGGCGATAAAACTCTTATTCCGATACGCGATTGCGATTTCCGACAAAGCCTGGTCAATATGGACGTCGCTACCGGTCGGATTTCCGAACATTCGTTTCATTTGTTCGATTCCCCCTTTTCAGTATTTCAATGACACGGATTAAGCCGTGTCTATCGCGCCTGGAAATGAGAAGTTGAATACCCCCATTTGCCCGTCGTCGTCCGCGCCTTCGACGCATTGGCCGACGCAATGGGTCGTGGTATCCGTGGTTTCCCAAAGCATAACCTTGCCCCCACTGGCAATACGGACTTTTTGGCCCGCCGTGATTGCTTCCCCAACCACGCCAGGGGCCCGCCCGACGATAAGCAGTTGCGCGACTTCGCTATTCGACGGTTTGTTCAGGACAAGGCCAACTGGAATGTCGGCGTCGTTAGTCGGAAGGACGATTGTCCGGTCAGCACTCAATTTGGCCCCGTAATACTGCTTGGACGAATAATCGGCCAGGGTCGCGGCCGTCTTCATACTTTCCGTCCAAATAAGTTTTTCGTTCATTCCCATTTTGAGAATTCCCCCTTACTTAGATTTTGTTTGACCTGGCCCCCGCTTACTGGTTCCAGTCGTCCCGCCTTGCGTGATACAGGTCGGGGCGGGCTTTGGAAACGGCCTTGATTGCTTCAACCTTCGTCGCTTCCTTGTGTTCCGACTGGTATTTCGCGACTTCGTTATCGAAGTCAGTCGGGGAAGCGGCGGAACGTGAAGTGCCGACTATCTTTTGGGCTTCAACGGCCAGGCGATTCGCTTCTTCCAGAGCCTTGAATTGGGTTTCCGCGGTTTCCTTGCCGGCCTTGCCTTCAATATCGGCCAGCTTTACCGCGTGTTCGTGGGGCGTTCCTGGAATAGCCTTGAATTCCCGCGTCCGGTCTTCCCAATCGCGGACGGCCTTTTCCGCTTCCAGGGCCTTAATCCGGTCGGAAGCTTTGGCGAATTCCTTCGCCATTTCCCCGCCAGGCTTCGCGGATTCCGCGGCGGCGGCCGCTTCCATAAGAGCCTTAATAGCCGCGACAATATCTTCCGCGGTCGCGCCTTCGGCCAGTCCCAGGGCGGCGGCTATGGCGGCCAGGTCGCCTTCCTGGAAAGCCCCCTTCAGTTCTTCAACCGTCGGGGTATCGCTTCCTTCGAAAAGCTTGACCAGGTCGGGAAGCTTCATTGCCCGAATGTCTTCCGGCTTTTTACCTTCTAGTGCTTTCGGTAACATATCTGTATTACCCCCTTTTGGTTTACTTTCTGCCTGGCCCTTCAACCAACCACAAACGCGTTCGGGGTCGGTAATGCCAGGCTTGCCCGTCAACTCCGTAACGCAAGCGTCGAAGCCGACGCGTCCGGCCCAGGCAATCAGGGGTTGAATATTCCCCTGGTATTCCAGGTCGGCATAGGCGCGGATTTCTTCGGGGACTCCCGCATTGTCCCCTGGGGCGGCGTGTTTCCCCACGACCATTTGTTCGAATAAGTTTGCCAGGTTTCCGAACAAGGCCCTGAATATTGGCGCGCCGCGCTTCCCTTTTATTATGTCGGCAAGCTTGCCCCGTATTTCGTTGAATTCGGCCCGAAGCGTTTCAATCGGTATGTCTTCGCCAACCGTGAAGGACAATACCCGCGCGCCTTTTCTACTTCCGCCGAATATCAGGGCCCTTTCCAGGGTCGCCTTGTCAACTGCCGGTTCTTCCGCGCCTAGCAAAGCGACGCCCGTTATTACGGGGCCGAAATCCCCGACCGCGTCTTCAATTTCGACCGATACGGTCGCATATTGGCCGCCTTCGATTAAGTTGGCTATCGGTTCGGGGATATTTTCAAACGCGGCGACCAGTAGGCCGCCTTTGCGTTCAAGGGAAGTCATTTTACCCAGGCCAATTTGACCCTGGCCGTTGTCACCCGTAATCGTTTCAACGGGGACGCCCAGGGCGTCGGCGATTTGCTGGTTGAACGCGTCCGAAGTATGCCCGCATTTCAGCGGGACAATGGCGGGGACGCCCGCCGTGAATGCGTCAACCATTTTGTCCAGGTCTTCATTTGTCCAGTCGCGGGTTACGCCCGCGCTATCCGTCCAGTTCCCCACGGCGAAGACCTTGACGCCGGTAATCTTCTTCATATTCGGGGCCTGGAATTGCTTGATAAAACCGAAGCGGGTCATTTCGTAGCCTTCCGCCAGGGCCGCGGCGATTGCTTCCCGGTAAGCTTCCTTTTCAGCTTTGCCGGCAACCAGGGCGGCGTCGTATGCTTTCAGGTATGGTTCGGGCCATTTATCCGCGGTCATTCCCCCAGGCCAGGCCCCCGTTATCTTATGTTCTAGCCAGGCGCAAAAGCCTTCGGGACTGGACTTGTCCTGGTTCTTTGCGACGCATTCGTCGAAGGTTGCGTATGGGCCAAATGGCGACATTCGTTACCCCCTTCCTGGCCGTTCGGCCAGTATTGCGTTATGATTTCGCCCGAACACAAAATGACCGTCCCGCAATTTAGGCATTTGACGAACGCCTGGTTCCCCATTCCGCGGGATAGTTCCTTCAGTTCTTCGGTTTCGTTCCGTTTGCAATTCGGACACTCCATTTCGGGCCCCCGACCAGGCCAAAAAATAACCCCGAAGGACGTGTATCCGTCTTCGGGGTCGGTCGGGCCAACTTTCGGGCGGTCAAGCCGCCTGATATTCAGTTGTTAAATCTTCGCCGCAACCGCGGCCTGGTCTTTGAAACTATTATCGGCCCTGGTTTTCAAAATGTCAAGTAATTCGGAAATCGGGATAACGGCGACGTGTTTTACCCCGTGCCGGCGGTCTTTGATAACCAGGTTATCGCCGACGATTTCAGCCATTTTCTGTGTGCCACAGCAGGAACAATATATGACGTCGCCGTTTATCAATTCGCCCCCTTCGGTTTCAATCAGGATTACATTCAGGGCAAGGAATAAACTTCGCCCACAATGGCAAGCCCGCCTTTTCCGCCCGACGTCGTTCGGGTCGGGTCGCTTCTTCCTTCGGGATTGACCCCCTTCCTTCACACCTGGGGCAATCGGGCCGTGGTTTATTTACTAACACTTCCCCAGGTTTCGGCTTTTCACCTTCCAATAGTTCCCTTACAATTCCCGTTTCTGGATTCATTGATAATCCCCCTTTCGTTTAATCGTCATATACTCCACGTCGCCATTCGCCATCTCTAAAAACCGAAACTGTACATCTGCAATTTCCCCTACACGTTACTTGTCCAGCGGGCACGGTTGGAAGCGTTCGCCAGCCGCCAGGGTATTCGCCGGCCAGTTGGGGACAACCGTAAAACCCAGGGGACGGCTTACAATGAACGGCCCGCGGGTCAAGGTTCCATTTGACCGGTTCGGGGGCCAGTCCTTCAGCCGCCCGTTCGTCTTCGCGGATACCGCCCAGGGTCTTTTCCGTTTCGAAAAGCATTACCCAATAACCGCCGGCATACTGGGCGGGGGCATTCCTGGAAGCGGCGGTCGCGTTCTTAATCGCCAGGGAAACGGCCTTTTGTTGTTCGACGGCCAGGCCCCGTCCAATGATAAGGGCGGGAACCGCGGCGGCCAGGCCCAGGGTCAACTTTTCGTGAACCTTCGGAACCAGGTTGTCCCGAACCATTGCCAGGTTTTCTTCCTTCCGCCGTTCGGCCAGGGCCAGGATTGCGGGAAGTTCGGCCCGTGAGCCCGCGGCGGTCTTCACGGCTGAAGTCGTGCCGGCATTCATAATTTCGACCAGGCGCGTTTCCAGCTTCGGGATTTGGGCGTCCAGGTAAGCGGACAATTCAGGAAGGGTCGCCCCACGGCTTGACCTGGCCGCGATTTCGCGCTTCAGCGCGGCGGCCCATTGGTCAAAGACGCGGACAAGCTTCCGTTGCTGGCGGTTCGTCTTTTCTTCATAGGTTCCGGAACCGATACGTTGCTTTTGCCCCGCCTTCGGGCGGGCCTTGAAGAACGGCCGGCGTCGTTTCAATGCCGTTACCATTTCGTCCCGACCTTCCTTTCCTGGGAATGCCCGCAACGGATACAACGGCGAATGTCGCGGTCGCCATAACACGGGTGTAATCGCCAGGGCCCCCAATCGTGCCTGAATAAGCAAAGAAGCTTCTTCTTCATTAACGTTCCCCCGCCAGGGCCAGTTCCTTTTCAATCGAACCGACCTTATCGCCCAGGTCGTCCATTTTACGCGGAAGGTCAAAAAGGCCCCCCATTGGCGGGGCTTCAACGTCCCGCGGGGCCCCCCGTTCTTCTTCGGGAAGTTCCGGAAGGTCGGCAATCCCCCGAATATGGTCTTCGTCAATATCGGTCGGCGTGAATAGCTTCGCCCCGACCGCGGTATTCAGCGAATTGAGTAACCCCGCCAGGTCAATCTTGCCTGGCTTTTCCCAAACGATTGTCGGGTATCCGGAAATCCCTTCCCAGGCGTTGAACTTGAAAAGATACGGGACAAGCTGAAGGTTCCAGGTTTCCAGAAGGTAACGTTGAACGGCTTCCAGGACTAGCACGAAGAAGTCCTGGGAACCTTTGACAAGGGCCTGGGTTCCGACGTTCCCCATTCCTAAAATCAGGAATTGGGCGAAGAACCGCATTAAGGTTACTTTATGCCAGCGGTCAATTACCTGGTTGACGTCGTATATCTTCGACCCGCCCCCGTAAGCGCGTATGTCAACGCCTTCGGGTTCAATCAGGTAAACTTCTTCGTCCTTCCGAAGCCCCTTCAGCGCGGTTTTCAGCGCGTTAATGTCCGCTTCTTCATAGCCGCCTTCTTTTAGCTTCGCAATCGGCATTCCGCCGACGTCGCGTTCAATCCCGATTCCTTCCAGGTCTTCCAGGTTACGCGCGAACTTATAAGGCCGATAAAGGGCACTAAGAATCGAATGCCCCTGGGGATTCCCCTTCCGGCCCCTATATTTGAAGTGAAGGCATTTGGCAATCGGAATATCATATTGGCTTCCCGTGTTCGGGTCATTCTGGACGAAGGAAACAAGCTTGTCCTTTTCGTCTTTGTCGTATTCCCAACGGTTCAAGCTTTCCTGGCCGCGCGGGTCAATGTTCTTCAGCCAAAGCCGGCCGTCGGCCCGCTTGTCCAGGACGATTTCGCTCAGGGCAAAGCCGAAGTCCAGGCATTCCAGGGCGTCTTCGACGTGGGAAATCCACGGTTGGCTTTCCATATTATTCAACACTTCCCAAAGCCATTCGGCGGCGGCTTCGTCGTTCGGGCTTCCGCCTGGGGCCGCCTCAATGTCGAAGGAAGCGGCCTGAAGGGGAAGCTTGATTGCGTCAGTCAGGGCCCCGATAATCGGGTCGTCCCTCATTTCCAGGTATAGCTTGACTTCGGTTGACCAGTTTTTAAGCGCGTTCCGGTATTCTTCCCGTATCCGGCCGCCGATATGCTTCAGGCCGGTAACGCCGATAATCGTCCGGACATTCCCGCCGTCCTGGTATTTATGCGAACGCCGCCCTTCAGTCAGGCGGCGTTGACTTCGTTTTGAATTTGGGTCGGGCGGGGTGTAACCTGGTCGCTTTTCATTAACCATTTATCGAACCCCCCTTCGGGTAGATTTCGGGCCCTTGTCAATAATATTACTTCGGTTTTTCGAAAGTGTCAAGTTGATACGTTCGATAGTTCACGGCTGGTCATTCCCGCCAGCGTGAAGTTTTCGGTTCCGTTTGGACGCCAGCTTCCAGTCCTTTCAACCGCGGCTTGAAGTATCGCAAGCCGTGAACCAGGACGTCCACAATGTCGTCGTGGGCCCCCGTCGGGAAGTCCCCGATTTCCTTCAGGAAGTCGGCCAACCAGGAAGCGCGGACGGGGATTAAGACCTGGCCCGCTTCCATTATACCGGTTACGGTATGGGCCCGCGTTATCTTATCGTCAACCGCCTTGACCGCCCGCATTGGGACGGTCGTATCGCGGCGGACTTGCTGAATAAGCGAAATCCCCGACGCCTTATCTTCAATCAGGACGCGGTCGGGTTCCCATTTGTCATAATTGGCTTGACAAGCCCGAACCAGGTCGGGGAATATCATTCGCCGGACGAATAAGTCCAGGACGAAATACCTGGTCGGGCGACGTGTCATTCCCAGGGTCAAACACGCCGACCGGTCGTGCCTTTGTTGTTCTTTATAAGCCGTGTCCCATATCTGAATCGTGCTGGAAAACGACGCGGGAAGGTCTTCTTCAGAATAGGA